TATGGTGAAACTATTAATGCGATTGTTTTATTTTCTAACGGTGAGATAAAAGCTAAACCACAATTTGAATCATTAGCTTTAGGCGAAACTTATTTATCTGATTTGCCATTATCAAAACAAAAAGTATATTTTTCAAAAGGTGAACTTGCAAGAAATAATAATAGATTAAAAGGAGTAGCTGATACACAGACTCCTTCAAGTAGTGACGATCAATATGTAGAAGGTTCTGCTAAAAATACTAATAATTATTTATCAAGAGGACAGCGAGAATATGATGATGTTGATCCTTTTAAATTAAAAATTTTTGCTGAAAGTTATAGTGGTGGACACGCTAATTTCAACTATAATTCAAGTTTCTGTAGCACAAAGACTCCAAATACAAATAATACTTTTGGCGTTTATTCTCCAATGCCAAATGGTAATGCTTATAAAATAACTTGGGAATTAATATTACTTTTAAGGGATGCAGATGATGGAGTCAAGCGTGACTTAAGGCATAAGATGGGCAAGTGTGTTCATAAATATCCAAGACAAGTTGGTATAACAAATCATTCGACTGGTCATGGTAATAAAGTTGTATTAGAACCACATCAAACCAATAATATTTCTGTTAATTATCGTATTTTCCATGACACAGCAGAAACAGCATTTATAGATTCAACTATTGAAAATCCAGATCCAAATAAAAAATACAATAAATTTTCGCCTTGGGGTTCATCAGACGCTAAAGGAGTTGCAGACACCACCAGAGAAAGAGTTGATGATGGCATGAATATTGGGGATCAATATATGGTTGGATCTACTTTGATGACAGCAATACAGGAAGATAATGGAAATATTTGGGTTTCTGGTGAAGAAGGGTTTGACAAGGCTATACAACTTAAAGCTGATGAAGGTGGTTATCTTGAATTTAGAAATACAGATGAGACAGCATTACCTTATGAATCTTTAATTGTTCAAAAAGTAGAACTTGCAACTTTCTCTAATGCACGAAAATGTAGCGTTACCGAAATAGGACTAAAAAGTACAGTTTGGAGACAGATTAGTGGGTTTCCTAATGTTAATGAAATGCCATCTCAAGAACGTATTGGCTCCTATGAAAAACAAAATGGTTCTATTCAACTAGGAACTATTAGTAAGTATGTTAAAAGACTTAGTTTTTTTAAAATACAAGCTAAAGAGTTAAATTCTGGAAATAATTTTGTTGATGTAACTTCTAAAGTTTTATGTGTGCAAGGTTCTTCTCCAACTGCACAATACAATGCAATCTATATCAATCACCATAGTCCAAGTCAATATGAATTTAGGTTCTTACCTGTTGCTGGAAATGTAGTATTAAATGAATTTGATGATCGAGTTGTTCATGTTTTAGGGTACGCAGAACATTTACAACATCACCGTAATAACTCTTTAGGCTTAACAATTTCATATCACGCAAAAGAAGGACAATTGCCTCTTTCTGGAGAGATAGATGAAGGTAGTAATTTTACAAATAATCCTGAATGGACAAGAGGAGGATTAGGGGCTGGGCTGCCTTATATAGATCCTGACACTGGAGAAGAAGTTACAGGAGGGCCAGCTAATAATTTCACGCCTAGTTTCCAAGGTAATGATGTATTTGCACCGCCTACATATAGTTCTATACATACTATTTTTTCTCCTGATAATAAAACTACTTACACAGGCACTGGCCCTGGAAATGTAATTCAAACATGGACTAATGTTACTCAAAGAAATTTAAAAGGTGTTCCTGCTGATGGAGGTAATTCTTATTACAGTCCTTATCACGGAATCGCTGCAATAGCAATTCCCATATCAGATGGCAATTGGGCTTGGCATTTTATCTTTGGAGGTACATTAATTCCAAATGGTATTGCAGTCGGTGGTATAAGAAGTGCTAACGATATTCCAATGGAAAGTACAGATTTTTATGGGCCTATTAGAGGTAATGATGGTGTTGATCGTAAATTTAAAGTTGCTAAAAATCCTTCTTCGTTAGGTGGTGGTGAAGATTGGAGATTTACTGATTCAGGTGGCAATCTTCATTTCGCTGTGCATGTTGTAGAGGCAGATAGATCAGAGCCAACCATAAGCACTCCTGTTATTAGATCTACTACTACCACCAAAGGAGTGGGAACTGGATTACAAGTTGCTGTAACTACAAAAACTGATGGTGTAAATACATATAAAACATTTGCGCTTCATTCTTCAGGTGATGGTTATTTCAATGGAGATACGGTAACGATTAATAGCGAATCACCAACTCAAACGCTATCTGTTGTAGCAAAAGACAAACCCGATATTATTCCAGAAGTAGATGAACATTCTGATTGGGAAACAGATGGAACTGCTGGTTTTTATACAAATTATTGGCAATTAGTTGAACACAATCGTAATAATGCAATAGCTGATTATTTCTTATTTGATTCAGAATCTTCAAGCCATGAAAATGGCCCTGAGCATCAACTGACTTACATTAACGAGATAGTTGATCCAGTAGCATCATCCGATGGCAGCACTGCTCAGTTTAATTATGAACAATTAGCAATAGCAGGTGTAAGGATTGGGGCAACAAATACTTTAAGTAGTTTTAATTCTTTTTCTGCATTTATTGAAGAAGGAATAAAAGTAGATCGTTTAATTCCTAATTCAAACCCTAATTCTGGAACAGGTTATTTAACTAGAAATTCTGAAAAAGATTCTACTGATAATTTTGTAGAAATAGCACATGATTTATTAACTAATACGGCTTATGGGTCTGGAGATATTGTTGGACATGATGGCGTTGATCGTAAAAGTATGATCGAAGGGGCTAGATATTGCAGAGCTAATGGTTTCTTCTGGAATGGTGTTATTGATACTAAGTTTAATTTAAGAGAATTTATATTTGAACACGCTGGATATAACTTCTTAGATTTCTCTATCTTAGGTGGTCGCTTTAGTTTAAGACCAAGCTTCCCTATGGATGGTAATTATAAAATTAACTATGATGCAACTATTAATTCAGGTATTGATATTCAGGCTTTATTTACTGATGGAAATATGAAAGATATAAAAATAACTTTCTTAACTCCAGAAGAAAGAAAAATGTTTAAAGCAACTGTTATTCATAGAGATGATCAAGTCAATCAAAGTACAAGAATAGGAGGCTTTCCAGAGAATGTTGCAAAGACTTATGCTTACAATCCAACAGGAGAAGCTATAACAACTTTCATGCCAAAGGCAGAAAAGCTTCCAGAAGAGGTTTTCGATTTAAGTAATTGGTGTACTAGCGAAACACATGCAAAATTATTTGCTGCTATTGCTTTATCAATAAGAAAAGAAGTTGATCATGGCATTGTTTTTCAGACACCACCAAGTTCTGTCTTTGGATTAGTTGCTGGTGATTACATTCGAGTATTAACTGAAGCAACACATACAAGTCGATTTAATAATGGAAGTATTGATGAAAATGGTGTTGTTATTTCTAGGTCAACAATCTCTGGTTCAATCAATGTTTATGCTTGGTCACCAGGCACATTAGACGGTATAGAGCCTAAAACATTCTCTGTTAATAGTAATGGTGTTAATTCAGCAGGATTAAAAAATAAATTATTTGCACAAGTTGACACTACCGAAGAAGATAGGATTTATAAAGTTGAATCTATTACCTATGGTGAAGAAGGATTTATTCAAATAGCTGCTAGTCATGCGCCTTTGATTAACGATAAACTTGCGGTCTTGCATAATGCAAATCCAAATTCCGCTGTAAATGGTGTTAACTTCCTCAACCGATTCCCTGAATTAAGAAAGTAATGGCTCAATTCCAACCTACTAATATTGTTCCTTCAACAAGAAGTTATTCTCCAGGCGATTATCCGCAAGTTGAGTTTGAAGCTCAAAACGGTGTAAAAACTGTTATTCGATATGGAAAAAATCGAACAGGAGCAACTTTAACATTGGGATTTAATAATATTGCTGATGCAGATGCAGCAACTATCTTGTCTAATTATGATGCTGTTAATTCCGTTTGGGATAACGTAACTTTTGATGGCACAGGGGTTATAGAAGGAGCAGCCAGTCAAATGCAAGTATTTTTTAAAGAAGGAACACCTTTAAAATGGAGATATGATGGCCCTCCAGAAGTAACAAGTGTCTTCCGTGGAATAAGTAATGTGCAATGTAAATTTGTTGCTTGCCTCGATTCGCCTTAGAATAGAATGACTGTTTAACTTAGGAATTGTTGTGGGCTACTACTCAGGGGCTGATGGTGTAATGAAAGTTGGCTCAACAACTGTTGGAAGAGTCACCACATTTAGTTTTACATCAAGTCAAGAAACCTTAGACGTAACAACGCTTGGAGATAGAGATCGAAAATTAATAGGTGGGACTCGGAGCCTTTCAGGAAGTGCTTCTATTGCTTATTATTCAGCTAATGGAGCTACGGCTGGAGACACGATAGCTTCTACATTAATGAATAATTTAATTAAAACAGGTGGTGCAGCGTCAGATACAGTTACTCTTTCTCTCGGTATTAATGATCATGCTGGTACATATAAAGATATAACAATGACAGTTGTTCTTACTTCGATAGCTGTTTCAAGCGCACAAGGTGAAATCTTTAGTGCAGATGTTTCTTTTGAAGCTGCTGATGCTCCTTCAGGATTTGATCTATAAAAATAAATGCCTGTTTATTTAGGGACTGGAGGATTTATTGAATTAAAGCGAACATCTATGGATGCTTCGTTAACTGCAACTTTGGCTGTTTCTGATGTAAACGTTTCTCGAAAAAGATTTTCTGTTGATCATAAAGTTGGGACAATTATTACTGGAGATAAATTAGATATATCAAGAACAGACGGAAGTGGGAATTTAGAACTTGTTTCAGGACATACAGGCAGAGATGGTAGCTTCTTCGTTCACGTTGATGATATTGGTGGTATGCGTTTGTATGCAACCTTTGCTCTTGCTGTAGGTGGTACAAAAGCAAGTGCTTTAACTTTGGTTGCACCTTCAAGTACTCAAACAATTAGTTTTAAAACTAGAAATACTTCTTATAGGCCATTAGCAAGAGTAGAAGAATATGAGTTCACTACACAACGAGATCAAGTAGAAATCAATCAGTTAGGAGATACATTCAAACGTCAATATGATTCTGGCTTAATTTCGGGACAAGGTTCAATGACTTGTTTTTGGGAACATAGATATGTTTCTACTGACCATGATTATTCAACTGGACAAGAATTTTCATCTTATTTAGCTCGTCTTCTTTTACGAGTACATCAAGGTGCAGACTTCTTAGGTCGATTCTTTTTGTATAGAGAATCTGCTACTTCTGTAAATAACGCTTGGTATGAATGTGATGCTCAGATCACCAATTGCTCTATAACTGTTCCGAATGTAGGGATAATAAAAACTAATATTGATTTTGTTACTTCTGGAGAGTTTCAATTAAAAGTTGGCTCAACCCCTGGATATTTATTGCAAGAATCTACAGATTACATATTGCAAGAAGATGGAAATAAGCTTTTCTTAGAAGATGATGCAACATAATGTATAAGAGAAGTAAACTGTCCCTAAAATCCTTGAGTTAAATGGCTGATCTTCAAATAAGTCAACTGCCTGCTT